CTAATCACGCCAATTCCATTTTAATTTACCCCAATATTCCTCCGATTTGATACGTTCCTTTTTATCAGTAATTTTACAAATGGCGCTGTAATATTTTTTACCTTTATATGTGTAACTTATCCACCAATATCCATCAGCTTTGACAATAAAGTTAAATTTAATAGTCTTTACCTTTGTGAAAGATAATACATTATTGCTCACAACTTCACCTTTTAATGATGGAGAAGTTCTCACTTTAATTGCTGTATTCGGTGTAAATCGGCCTTTCCAGTTCCATTTAGTCTGTTTAGCTTTTTTACTTCCAGCACTTGTACCACCGATAGGTTTACCATTAATAGCGCCAGCAAGTTCTTTACTAAACTTGTCATAGTTCTTTTTAAGATAATTCATATCTTTTTTATTGGTAATGAATCCCATTTCAACAAGTCTGTAGTTAGTTCCCAAACGTCCGGCTACATTTGCGTTAAGTAAATCGTTACGTGGGTCAATACCTCTAATCGTACCTACAGTAGTTTTTAAACAGTTATTTATATCTTTATCAATCTTATCCGCCGGCCAATGGTCAGATATGATTACATGACCACCTGTTGCACTTGCACTAGCTGCATCAAGATGTAATTCAACTACCACATCATATTTCTGATTGTGTACCCAATACATACCGTAATTTTTATTATCTCCTATACGTTCACCGTAAGCTGTATCAGTATATAAGTTTTGGTTTTGCTTGCTTCCACCGTATAAATCAACAGTGTGGCCAGCTTGTTTTAGATATTTTTGTACGTTAGGTGCAATGTATTTACGAATGAAATCACGTTCGTTTGTACCGTTACCAACTGCACCAGGGTCATTATATCCATGACCACTAGCGATTAGAATTTTCTTACCTTTAGCTTTAGTTGCTTTAGGTTTAGATACTTTATCTTTAGCTTTAGATACAACACTTGCTTTTGCTTTATAGTGTGGACGAATAAAATACATAGGGTTATCATATGTGTGGGTTACTAATTGTGCAACTTCTGGAGGATTGTTTTGTGCGCCGCCATACCAATTTTGGTCTAATGATACAAAGGTATTTAAGTTAGCACTCCACACTATAGCAACGTGACCTGCTCCACCACCATATCCACCATGGAATACTACGATATCTCCTTTTTGTGGTAAGAAGTTAGGAGTATTTTTATAGACTGTAGCTAATCCATCAAAGTTATTTGCTGTAGGAATATCCTTTGCATAGTAACCTGCTAATCTTCCACCTGTTAAATAATTCCAATAATAATTAGCTAAATCAACACACTGGGCTCCGAATGCTAAATCAAAGTCCCACCAGTAACCTTTAAGCGTATTTAAATAAGCTATTGCTTGTTCTTTAGTTTTATTTACAGTCATTTAATCCCTCCTATATTTGTCCGTCTTTATCAGCGTCAAAATCGCTAGGTGCTTTACCCTTAGTCGGTTGTTTCTTTTCATACTTTAATTCTTTTAATTTATCGTTAGCTTGTTTACCTTCTTTAGTTATTGGGTTATCTTTATAAGCTGTGTATGCTCCAATAATCCACACAACGATATCGCTTAATAATTGGTCGTCACTAGGAATAGGACTAATACCATGTTTTGTAAGTTGTTGATTTATTAAAGCTAAAATTAAAGCTAGAATCCTAACTGCAGTTCCTTTTGTAATATTCATTTAAAAACCTCCATAATAAAAAGCCACCCCGTTAGGAATGACTTAGTGTTTTATTCTTCTTCCCATGACCACTCATCAGTAGCCATGATTTCTGATGCTTCTGGTGCATCTACAATTTGTACTTTGTCATTGTTTTCTAAATCATGTGCTAATATTTCAGCATATTCTAAGTGACAAATCGTTCTACTTCCATCTTTATTCTTACGCCAATATCTTGTGTTGTAGCCTAACTTTTGGAAAAATTCTAAATCTGCAATTACAAATTTCATATTATAGCCCCCATCTTTCTTTTTCTAATTGGTAGTTATGTTGAATTTCTTGGTCTGTCAAAGGTTTGTTATAAACTTTCAAAGAGTTGATATTACCTGAAAAGGTATCTTTACCTGGCGAATTTAGATAATAACGTTCGTTAACTTTTTCATATACATCAGCGCCAAGTATTTTTTCAGCTACTTTATTACCGTTTAAATAAAGTTTTAAAACTTTATTATCACTATCCAGAACTCTGGTAACTACCGTATTTTTATTTAAATAATCCGTCATTGGAAATTGAATTGATTGATTAACTCCGTCAACTCTAATGCTAGTCCTAATGTTATCAATAGACATAAATATACCATCAATCCAAAATGAAGATGTTTGCATTAGAACTTGGAACGGTTTATTTTGTATCATTCCATCCCATCTAAATATTATCTCATAAGTAGTATTTCTAAAACTTGGCGCAAGACTAATTATGCCATAATCATCAATACCATCAAATTTAAGTCCGTCATTATATCCACTGCCACTCGTATAAGCAAAATTTTGTAATATGCCGTTATTTCCTTTGCCACTCAAATCTCTAACAACATCCTTACTCACACCACTATTTTTCATACCTTTAAAGTCATACCACAAAACTAATCCGTCTTTAATAGGATTAGGATATAACAAATCATTACCTTGATAGACAAAGTTTACTGGTTTATTTCCTAACTTTATATCTTTAGTATTACTACTATCATCAGTGATTAAATTACTACCTTGATAGATATGTGTAATTGTCTTACTTCCTATCTTAACCATAAATCACACCTCACTTATGAAATACAATGTATTACTATCTTTAGTTGCTAATTGATTATATTCATCTCTCGTATAAATTTTAGGAGGTGCTAATAAAGTATCACCTTTAGGACCTTGCTCACCTTTAACACCTTGTTCCCCTTGTTCACCCTTATCTCCTTTGACACCTTGTTCTCCTTGTTCTCCCTTAACTCCCTGTTTGCCTTGTATGCCTTGAGGACCAGTATCACCTTTATCTCCTTTTTCTCCTTTAAACAATTCAGGTTGTTCATTTATTATTCTTTTAATAGCATCATCAACAATATTAACACTTATTTCTTTTTCAACTGCGCCCTCAATACCACTATCTTTAATGTCAAATGTGAAGTTAGCCACATGAACACTTTGTTCTGCATTTCTTAAAAATAACTTAGCTTTGATTAGACCCGCATGTGCTATAACGTTATCTGGTATGTTGTACTGTAAAAGACCTTTATCTGACATAATTACTTCCAATGGTTCGTCTAACCAAATTGACCCATCGGTGTGGAACAAGTCCAATACTGGTTTTAAATTCGTATTATCTAAATTAAAGGCAGTCTTGCGATGATTTATAAATATTCTCAAAGCTGCGCTTCCTTTATCCTCTGTATAAAAATAAGTGTCTGAATTATTTATACTCATTTTTTCTGTGTCAATATTTGTGGTAATGTCTTTATTCTTATATATTCGCATTAACTTTCACCCTCCATAATAAAAAGCCGACTCAATGTGCCGACTCTAAAAGAATACTTGCGCAAAACCTATCGCTGCTGCAAAAATACCACCTAACGCCGTTATGATGGCAATTGTTACTTGAACAGCACCCATTTTCTTTTCTTTAGTTGTTGCCTTAATTTCCTTTATTGCATCTGTGTTTGATTTTGTTTGCGTTTCAATATTAGAAACACGCTTATCAAATCCAGTTAAATTGCTATTAATCTTGTCTAAACTATCTATCATTTTATCTTGTTGTTTTATCGTTTGTTCGCCTCGTTGTTGATCTAACTCTAACTTTTTATCTAGTTTATGGTATAAATCTTTTAACTCTTGGTCGCCTCTGTCAATGTACTGATATATTTTTCGTTCACGTGTATTAAATACATCGTGTGTAACAAACTTATTTTCGTCTACCATATAACTCCGCACCACCTACAAACGATGTAACACCAGTCCACGCTGTCAATATTAAAAAGTTGAATGGTGTTAGCCAATTTAAATTATTGTACAACCCGGCGCTCGTCATAACGAAGTAGAATATCGACGAGGTTAAACCGCCTACAAAGATGAAGAAATAATATTTGCTGTTTTCTTCCATACTTGTCACAAACAATGCACTCATAGCATATAGAAAACCAGTAACCATAATTATTAAACCCCATAACCAAATAGGCATGATTTCATTTAAAGCTAGATAAAAAGGCGAATCTTTCAATATTGTTTCTGGACTTGTAAACCAAAGTACACCCCGTCCAAATATGGTCGAACCTAGTAGTAGGGATTGAGTGATTAACAATATTTCTTTTGTGTCTAACTTACTAATACTAAATGTTCTTTTCATCCATTCACCCACTTTCTATAAAATAAAACCACAAGCCTAAGCCTGTGGTTGTTCTGGATAATCTTCACCAGTGATTTCTTTGTATTCTTCTTTAGTAGTTACACCTAATTCAACGTAAGTTTGTATATCCTCGTTAGTGTAACAATTGATATCATAAAACCATTTAATGCTGTCGAATGATGGATACATGTTAATTTTCTCCTTTCAATTTAGCAATTTCTAACATTGCATCTGCTAATTGATTCTGTGTTTTTTGAATCTGAACTGCTGTTTTAGCTAACTGCATTTGTGTTTGTGCTAATTGCTTTTGACCATTTGACGGAACATAAGGCTCTTTACCAGGTAGAGTTGCTTCATACTCTTCTTTAGTGGATCCCACCCATTCATTACCATTGAAATAAAATGGACTATAAATCCCTTCAGGAGGTGTCACCTCAGTCCATGATTCTTCAGGATAATCGTATTCACCTTCGTCATTAACAAAGGCTAGATAAGGTGTCCCATCATATAAAAATACTTGTTTAAACATTTAACTTTCCTCCTATTCTTTCCAATTAAATTCTCCATAGAAATAGTAATCTCGTGATGTTGAGACCCAACCATCACGTTTATCTGATTCTATATATACATATACTGCACCACTAGGGAATACTCCAACTAACCCATAACCTTGATTTATAGGGGCTCTGACATAATGAAACTGTACACTTTTGACAAAGTTTTCTGGTAGTTGAGCTATTTGTTGTGAATGCGAAAGTTTTGAGGCGTTTATTCTTATTGATTTCTCGGTAACACCTCCTCTTTTTTCAATGCGATAAGCACAGTCAAAACCTTTATCTGTATCAGCTTTAAATGCTTTATTAGCTTCTACTCCGTTGATTAATTGGAATGGTACCCAACCTGTGTCGGTTTGAGGAGTGTCTATACGCTCCCAATCATTCCACGTATTATACAAACGTTTAACCCATATTTGATTAGAATTGTAAGGTTTAAACGTAATTCTTTTTATATTACTAACCCCAGTGCGCGTTTCGACTTGTGCATAGCCAGCTGTTGAAGAAGCGTCAGTTATAGGGACAGATGTGAAGTAGTATAACCCGCCTTCCATTGAGTGAAGTTTATCAACATCACTATCCAAAGAGATAGTCTCATATCCTCCGTCTTCATTTGTAAGTTTCTTTTTTTGCCAATTTAAAGTTGCTAAATCTTCTGTTAATTTATCAGGAGTTAAGAATCCATTATTATCTACTGTCTGATTAAACTCAGTAACCTTTGCATCTACGTGATCAGTAGCTTCAGTGGTTTTACTATTAATACTATTTACTGCTGTTGATGCTGTGTCTTGAACGCTTGTTTTAGCATTATTAGCTGTAGTAGTTATATCTTCTGTAGCATCATCTTTAACTTTAGTTAAATCAGTTTTAGCTTGAATAATATACTGTTGAACGTCTGATTTGCCATCAGCAACAATAGCATTAAGTGTTTCAATACCTTCTTGTAATACTGATTTCATTTCTGCAACATAATCTGCACCGTTAGCTATAGCTTCTTCAATATCTTTAACCTTTTGTTCGATACGCATTTTAAGTTGGTCGAACATACAAATATACTCAATCTTAGTAAATGCTGAAATCTTATTAATTAATGCATCTGCTACTTCAAAGGTAAATTCTCTGAATACAGCTACTTCATTGTATTCAGGATTTCCATCTACATTATTAACTCCAATATAGACTTGTCCTTTAACTTTTGTAGATGTACTAGCTTGTAAAAATTCCTTATCTAAAGTAATCGTTACAATGCCGTTAAATGAATCTTCAATCTCTAATTCAATTACGTCTGATACACTACCATTACTTGATTCAAAGTAAGCATATGCTGTTAAGTTATTTTCATGAACTAATAAAGGTCCTTTATCATTACTTAACTGAAATCTTAATATTGCTGTATTCTCATCTAAATTATAAAAACCTACTCCCAAATCGGAAATAGGTTTTAAATAAGGTTCAGATTTTAATTTGAATAATGCTTTTTTATCAATACCGTTTGTCATTGATTAAAGCCTCCTTATTTGATTAATACTACGGCTACACCGTAACCTTTATCAGAATCATATGGTGTAGTTATTTCTAATACTCTGTAGTAACCGTTAACGTTATCTTTCGTACCAATACCTTTATTAGGTTTGATATAGTCGTTAGCTTGTACTGTAGAGTCAATTCTAGTAAATACTTGTCCTACAAGACCTACTACATTCCATTCAGGACGACTCGCACGGTCAAGATATTCCTCACCGTCTGATTCTTGCCATTCTGGATTAGGAATAGGAACTTCTTCTTCTTCTGAGTATTTATTCCCTTCATCGTCTTGCCATTCATTAGTTTTGATTTGAGTAAGTGTTACACCAAACTCATCTTTTAAGAACTTATCTTTATGATGGAACATTGCATCTCCAAGTATAACTCCTGCTGTTCCTGAAATAACACCTATAGGGATATCATTTGAGTTAGCTTTTCGGATATATCTCCCATCAAGTGTAACAAAATAGCCATTTGGTATTTCTTGTCCTGATTGAGACTCAAAATACTCTGCATAGTCACCAAAATCGTTCCCAGCAGTTATAGTACCTTTTGCTTTAACCGTACCAGTTGTACCTTTAATTTGGAATTTAGTATTCTCGTATTTAGCACCGTCTGTGCCGTAACCCATAGCAAACACATAGTTATCTTCTGTTTTAACACCACGACTATTGACGATTGTTTGTACATATCTACCACTACTGGTTTCTGATTCTAGTGAGTTGAGTACAGCACTTCTTGAACCCCAAGCATGTGAATTAGCACCTGAACCAGCTACCCAAGAACGAGCACTATGCGCAAATGAGCCACCAGTTGAAGCAAATATTGCAGAACGATTAGATAAAGCTGAAGAACCAGTTGTACCTCCGTTAAAACCACCTTTTAAGAAAGTAGGCACTGTAGCATACTCATTTCCACCAATTACTGCTGGATTTTTATAATTATCTGCATGACAACCAATTATTTCAGCAGTATGGTTATATAACTCTATGCCGTTACCAGTTCCTTGTCCTTGTATGTTTGCATTAATAATTCGAATATCATATAACCCTGCACCACCAGCTATACCAATATTTTGAGATGAGTTCCAAATATTTGCATTAGTGACAGTAAATTTCTTGCCTCTATTTTTACCACCAAATAATTTAATATCAGTAGAAGCATTTTTAAAACCAGTTACGTTAATACCGTTAAACATAATATTTTCTGCCATAAATTGTACAGCGATAACAGGCTGATTTGTTGTGAATTTACCATCACCAACTGCACTAAAGTTATTAATTTGTACATTTCTATAAGCTGCAATTACTAAAGCACGTGGTGAAGTGTTTGGATAAACTTTATTATCATAAGGTTCAATTGCTGTACAGTTGTTCAACATTAAACTGTGAGCTGTTTTAGATTTAGCATCTCCTGCTCTATGATGCCCGATATGTCGTAAGTTATATGATCTTGAATCATGAATAGACATGTGGTTACTGATTAAAACGTTACTAGGAGCAGATGCAGGAGCGTGAGCTTTAACCTCTATTCCTCCATAGTTCATTTCAGTCATGTTATTATCTAACATTACATGTTGTGAACCATCATCAATTTCAATACCGTTATTATTGCCACCGCCTGTAGCGTGATGCGAGTAGTTATTAGTGATTAACAAATATCTTGAATGGTGGGTAGTGATACCATCATCACCAAAACCACTAGCTTCACAATTATCAATATGAATGTATTTACTTTCTAATTCTTCATTTACTCTTACACCATCACCTTGATAGAAGTATTCATCATTTGCATAAGTAATATCAAAACCATGTAGTAATGAATCAATTGATTTAACGTTACTTGCAAAACCATGTTTAACGCCTGCAAATCTTACATTTGAAGATAGTGAACCGCCTGCTGCACTAAATTTTTTATTTTGTCTCCACTTATTACCATTAACAGTAAAGTCTTTAACGCCAATATTATGAGCATTACCTGTCATATCTTCGTTAGTAATTACAATATTTTCGGCGGGTGTTTCATCTGCAAATTTAATTGTAGTAATATCTTTACCTTCACCCGATAATACAGTGTTATTAGGTAGTCTGATTCCAGTAACTTTATAAGTACCTGCTGTCATATGAACGTGAACATTTCCACCTCTTAAAGCATCCTTAAATGCTTGAGTAGAATCTTGTTCTCCTGTTGGGTCTGCACCGTAATCATTGACATTTACAATACGTTCAATTTTCTTATTAAGATAATTAAAGTTTTCTTCCATTTTGTTCTTAATGATTTCAAAATCATATTTTAAACGTTTAGATAATAGAGGTTGATTCGTACCATCTAAAGCTGTTCTACTATCCTTTATTTCTTCTACTCCATCACCATTATGACCGATAACTAATCCCTCAATACGTCCATCTTGATAAGTTAATTCATCATGAATATTTGAGAGCTTGTAATCAATCTGTTTAGCATTGTGAGCGTGTTGTTCTTCTGATTTATGATGTTCGAAGTTCTTTTCAAACGTGTAAAAACTATCTAGTATTTTTTTGAAATTATAAATTGTTTTATATCTCCACTGTTGACCTATTTCAATAGGAAAATCTAAAAGTAATTTCATATGTTTAGCTCCTTTTTTATTCTAACCAAGTAAATTCCTGATACACCCAATTTGTTTTAGATTGATCGTCGGGATGAACAAAAGTCATTACTTTACCATCTTTCAAACATTCAATAGTTATGGGGTGTCTGAAACCGCTTTGTCTAGCCATGAATGATTGATTGTTTGTAACAAATCCAGTAGGTAGCTGAGCTATTTGCATACTGTCCCCTGTAATATTAGACACATTTAATCTAATAGAACGAACAATAAACCTATGTGGCATTAAACTATTACCTGCTCTTACCTCTCTAATACCGGATTTGAATCCAGTTCCAACTGCATTATTTTTATTTGCTGTTGGTATATCTATATCTACCCAACCAGTATCTCCTACCATATCTCCGATTGCAGCATCAAAGAAATCTATGATTTTCTTCTGTTCTGCTATCTTCTTATTGGCTTCTGTAATTAATGTGTTCATTTGGACAATCTTATCGTTCATGTCTGTTAATGCGTTATCTGTACTATCTTGGTCAATGCCTTGTACTGCATCAATATGTGTTATTGGAAAATAAGTGTCTCCATCATTATCTTTTAAATATCTATGGTTAACCTCAGCCATCTATTAATGTCACCCCCACAATATCTGAATAATTTTCTGGCATAGAAAAAGACGACTCACCTTGTGAACCGCCTCGCGTTAGATTATTCATTTTTTTAATATTTCTATTTAAATTTTGTTGTATTTTAATAATGTCAGTTGGTGAATTACTGAAATCGACTTCAACAGGTTCATTTACTAATGGATGTGAAACTGTAAGTTTAACAACTTTTAAATCTAAGTTATAACCTAGTGGTTGATGTATGAACCTTATTATGTTGTTTTCTTTAATATCCTCATGACCAATATAATGTTTTTCTTCAACGGAACCTAAGTAGTTGGTTGATACCTCGACAGTTGGTTGATCGTTGAGTTCAGCTTTTATTTTCTTAAGTAGTTCATCTTTGTCTAATGCGTTATCATCAAACACTGTCGGCGCTTCTGCAAAACCAAACGCGTCCATGTTAGGTGATTTATGTTCAGCATAAGCATGATACATGTCAGTACCTTTCAATACTGCAGTAATATTCAATACTGTTGATTTTTCTGTACCAACATACATACAAGGTTTTGTCTTTTTATAATCAATACCTGATTTAGCACCTCTAAACACTGCTTTAAATGTGTGTTTGCCTCTTGATAAATTTCTCGCGATAACTATTTTCTCACTCGTGGCTGTTTTACTATAACATTCATATCGTCCAACCAATTCATCGTCTAAATAAACATCAAGCAAACCACCTTTAGCCATTTTCTTCAACGTCCATTCAAGTCTTTCATTGCCATGTTTACATTCAAATGTTTTTGTGTAACTTGCTCCAACTACTTCTGTTCTCCAAGTACCATCTTTGATGAAAGTACCCGAGTAACTTATATCTTTAGGTTTAACTGGATTGTAGTTCTTTGTTTCAGCTTTTGTTTTCTTTTTACCATAACCTTGAATGTAAGTTTTAACATCAGTAGTAGTAACTGTGGCTTGTACTTCACTTGAATTATATTTGTAGATCAATGGTATATCTGCCATTTGATAAAATGTTTCTTCATCATAGATGTAAATTTTCTTATTGTCGGCAAAATAAATATAATTAAATAATTCTGCTCCTTCTGTTAGAAATTCCATACCATTTTTATTGCCTAATTCATCAATCGCAACACGATTAGTGAATTTACCTCTTATTTCATAAGTGAATCCAAGTTTGTTACCTTTAAAACCAAACTCAAGGTATTGTTCAAGTGTCATCGTGGGTTTATTATCTTCATCTGTAGTTTCTTCACTATTCATTTCTTCATTTTCTAAATCTTTTTGAATATAATGATTTTGAAACTCCATAAAAATATGTTTAGCAGTCACATCGTTAGATACAACTGCGCCATCATATTTAATAGAAGTCGATTTGACAACATATTCTTGACCTTCCCAAACTATCAACATTTCATTCAACATTGCGTCAAAAATGTCAGAATTAGATGTTGTTTTGAATATAGTGAAAGAAACAGAACGTTCATTATTCTTTTCATATTCATATTTGAATGAACCGAAATCAAAATCGGTTAATATTTCACCGTATGTGCCTTTTTTATTTTTTAAAATCAAACTTTCCAATTCATTCACCTACCTATATATGAAAGGGAATATCCATTGTGTCTGAACGTTACTGATATTCTCGCCAATGATTTCTATGTCATTGAAACCTTCATCTAATGTGAGCCATTGCCAATTGGTATCTATGCCAACGCGTTTGTTGTTTATGAACGGATGTACACCGTCTAGTGTAAAACGTTGATTACTCTTAATAGCTTTCTTGTATTCGAATACATCGCCCGTTGTTGTGTTTTTTATTTTGAAACCTTTCGGCGCATTTAGATTGAGTAACACTTTCAGTTTGTGTCTAAGTAATGGATTAATCGTATCTGTTGAGCCATTATAGATTTTAAAACTTGTCGTAGTGTGTTTGTATTTAATTTCATTATCAGATAACACACCAGCCTCAAATTGCCAATCTCCACTAGATAAACTGAATTGACTTGTGTCTTTTAATGATTCTGAATAACCTTTGAATACAACGAAAGTTACTTTAAAAGTAGCAAATGAATTAGTTAAATTTTCATTATCATTGCTATCGCAATACACTGCGTATTTTTTACCAGGTGCATCACTGTGCCACACATAATATGGTTCGCGTTGGTATAAGATGTTTCTTATTTTCTGTTTATACAGTTTCAAATCTTTAGTATCTAACCCTTTAAATGAAAAATTTAAAACTAAATTAAAAGGCCCGAACGTAGTCGGACCCATAAGTACTCCATCAGTACCATTGATTTCAGTTGTGTTTGCTTTAACTTCCACATCTTCTTCTATGTGATCTAAAAACAATAAATTAGGTGTATCAGTCAATTTAACATCAAAGTTATCGTTAAATAACCTTACTTCTTTTTTCAAATTAGAAAGCACCTCCCATGTTGTATGCCATCATTTGCGCTCGTTTACCTTGTGCCTTACTCATGTCTTGCTCGCTCACACCTGTAGGTTTCTGTTCTAAACGTTGGTTACTAGCTACAAGTTGTGTTAGCAATTCTACTTGTCTTTGTGTAGCTTCTAGCTGTCTAGCCATAACATTCATCATTTCGTTGTCATTAGTATTGCTAGTAGAAGGTGTACGCATTTGATTAGGACGTTTATTCTTCTTATTACTTTCTATTCTTTGTCTAGCAATAGCAAGTAACTTCATGGCATCTGATTGTCTGCTTGGATCTGTTGGTATAACAAACTCTGGGTGACCTTCTTCTGCAAGTTGATAGAATCCAGATGAATTGATTAATCCACCTGTGGCATAAGGTAAGCCATGACCAATTTGGCTTAACATGCCTTTAGTTCCATATCTAGCTTTTGCATATCTCATACCTGCTATCAAGTTATCTAAAGGATTCCAAATATTACCGTGACCTGGTAGTTTATACTGACCGAATGTAGCTGGTTTAACTTGTACTAAACCACTAGCACCTGAAGGGTTTTGAGCTTTAGGATTAAATGTTGATTCTGTACGCGCTTGTTCCTGCCAAGCTTTAATGTATTGCGAAGTTTGTGGTAATCCAGCCATTCCTAGTGCTTGTTTAATCGTGCTACCGTATTTACCCCCAGCTTTTCCTCCACCATTATTTTTCTTAAGCCAACTTGTAGGGTCAAATGCTACACCGTTTTTTCTCATTTCATAGTGTAAGTGAGGTCCTGTACTATCTCCAGCACTTGCACCCTGTCTTGATGGGTCGCCACCAGATAAACCTAAATAAGTTCCCGGTTTAACTTTTTTACTTCCACTAAATGCTAATTTACTCATATGACCGTAAATTGCTTCCATTGCGCCACTCTTAATCCACATACTGTTACCAAATCCACCGTTATAACCAGATTTAGCTGTAGCTGTACCTGCTAATGTAGAGTAGAGTTTACTACCATAACCATAGTTAATATCTAATCCATGATGGGCGCGCGGGAATGGATAACCAGCTTTAGCTGCTTCTGCTGCTGAATTGGCGAAACCAAAGTTAATACCTTTAGATAGGTCGATATATCCACCGTCGCCTGCGCCTTGTTCTTCCATCCATTTTTTGAAAGTATCTGTTGCAGCTTTTTTAAGTTTACCGAACATTCCGGACATCATATCTCTAGGTAATGATGCTGCTTTAGCAATGCCGAATGCATCCATGTTAACGCCAAAGCCTTCTAATACTTTGTTAAGTAATTTGCCCGGTTTTTCTATCCAGTCCATTACATCTCCAACTTTGTCTTTTAACCAATCTTTCCCTTTGGCTGCAGCTTCAAGCGATTTACTAACAACCGCCTTACCACCATCAACTACTTTAGCAGCACCAGCTTTAGTGCTATCCCAAGCATCACCGAATACATTATCACCTTTTTTATTTTTCTTAGGTTTTTTCTTGGATAAAGTACCATTTGCGAATTTAGGCATACCACTTAACATAGAATGTGTTTGCGCACCATTCATAACAGATGAGCCTTTAGGTAAGAATGCTGTTGTATCTCTGTTAGGTGTGAGTGCCATTTTACCGTTAGGATATTTAATAGCTTCATTTCTGAATCCACCAGGACCATTTCCACGTCCTTTATCACCCACAGTAGCGAATGTGTCACGAGCAATTTTACCATTCTTAACAACGTTCGTAGTTGTGTTGGTGTGTTCAGTACCTGTGTGTAACTTGATTTTAGGTAACTTGTCCATGCCAAGTTTTCCACCAACCCAGTTGACACCATCAATAAGTTTGTTTAATCCGCCTTTAACTTTGTCTATCATTCCAGAGAAGAAGCCTTTAATATCGCCAGTTACCGACTTGATAACGTCACCCATTTTGTTCATAACACCTGTGATTTTATCTTTCATTCCAGTAACTATATCAACTGTTCCACTCTTGATGTCCTTCCATTTTTTAGACATGAAACTGCCGACAGCGTTCATTGTGTTGCGTGTCCCTTTAGATAAAGACCCCCAAGCATCTTTGATACCAGACCACAAGGCTTTAGCTTTATTTACTGTTCCAGATTTGATGCTGTTCCATTTAGAACTCATAAAACTACCAACTGAGTTGAATAAATTAGTTGTACCTTTTTTAAGGTTGTTCCAGGTATTTCTTACACCAGACCATAAAGCTTTTGCTCTTGAAACGACAGCGTTTTTAATGCTAGTCCATACTTTTAATGCAAAGTTTTTAACTGCATTAAATATCGCTATTGTACCATTTTTAAGAGTGTTGAATGTGTTGCGAACACCATTCCAAAGTCCTTTAGCTCGATTTATAACACTATTTTTAATAGTATTCCAAACTTTAATAGAGAAATTCTTAACAGCATTAAATATAGTTGTTACGGTATTTTTTATTCCTTTAAATATATTAGCAATACCATTTCTTAAAATTCTAACAATATTTAGTATGCCATTTTTAATCGCATTCCAAACTTTTATAGAGAATGACTTAATAGCGTTGAATATAGTTAGGACAATTCTTTTCACTAAGTTAAAGTTAGATCTAACTTGTGCTACATAGGCTTTGATTATTGCTAAAACACCATTTTTAAGTAATGTCCATATTTTAATAGCTGCTGTTTTCATTCCATTCCATAAAGCAGATAAAACGTTTTTTAACGCTTGTATAGGATGTTGGACAGCAAATTTAATGCCATTCCAAATTGTTACAGCACTTGTTTTAATAGCGTTCCAAATGGCAATTGTGGAATTTTTAATGGCATTCCAAATATTAATGATGTAAGGTTTGATAAATCCAAAGATAGATATTGCTGCTGCTTTTATAGATTTCCAAATACTTATAACTGCATTTCTGAATGTACTGTTTGTTTTCCAAAGATAGACAATAGCACCTGTAAGAGCAGCAATGACAGTAATAACAATTCCAACTGGTCCAGTCATAAATCTTATTGCTAAGCCTAAACCTCGTGTAGCTAATGCTGCTGCTTTAGTAACGCCAGTCCATATTGTCATTGCAGTTGCTGCAATTCTCGATTTAATTGCTTGTATTGTTTGAGAAGTGGTTAATGCAGTCATTGCAGCTCTATATCCGTTAGCTATGCCACGAGCGGTAGCAGTAACACCATTCCATATAGCCTGTGAGGCAGCAGAAACTTTAGCTGCACCGTTATGCCTAATGAAGAATTGTATTAAACTAGACATTCCACTAAACATGCCACCGATAGTGCTAGCCATCTTACCAAATATCGTTAAAACTGGACCCATCGTTACTAATGTGATACCTAGCCATTTGACCATTCCACCTAATGTCTTTTGAGTGGAACCGTCTAAACTTTGCCACCAGTTTATAATACCTTTAATACCATTTGCTAGTTTAGAAAAGGCGCTACCTAATTTTTCTCCTGTTTCTTTCGCCCATTGTTGAGCGCCAGGAGATTTTAACATCTTCTCAAATTCGTGGAGTGAGTCTTTTGACTGCTCGAACACTCCCCCTAATAAACTTTCACCTATCATACCAATATAGGCTTTAGTGTTTTGCATCATGCCTTTCCATGATTTAGAATAAGCGTTTGCCATACCACCTGCGAAGTCGTCCATTACAGTTAAGAACTCTTTCGAACTAACTTCACCATTGGTAACCATTTCTCTAAACGCATCATAAGAAACGCCTAAATGTTTTGCCATTGCGTTACTGAACCCTGGCATACCTTCTTCTACCATATTCAATTCTTCTGTCATCAACTTACCTTGACCTTGAACACGGTTAAATATCATTGCCATTTCGCCCACTGGTCTGTTACTACCTACTGCAGCATCACCAACTAGCTTGATGTATTTTTCTAAATCTTTACCTTCTTTTACACCTGCTGCCAATGCACCCGCTGCCACGTCAGTACCTTCTGCCATTGTGGTCATACCACCTTCAATAGCTTTCGATACTTGGTCAGTGATTGAGCCAACCTCTTTCGTTGAATATCCTAGTCCTTCAAGTTTAGCCTTAGCACTATCTAATCCGACTAACCTGTCGAAACCTAGCTTAGCTGTAATACCTGCCATAGCAGTACCAGCAATTAATGCCGGTTTAGTAATACTGCTCGTTAGTGAACGCCCCATATTTTGAGCTTGGCCACCTACACTTTGCATGCTAGAGCCTATACTTTTAAATGAATTACTTAATCGTCCAGCCATAGAAAAGTTTTCTCTATAATACTGATTTAGACGACCGTATTCGTCTTGCATAGCATTTATAGCGTTAGCTTGCTTGTTATACTCTGTTTGCAATCTAACCGCTTTAGCACTGTTTGCACCTTGTGATTGTGCTACTTGATTATATTGCTTTTCTAGTTCGTTTAAATTAGATGTACCAACTTTAATAGATTTGTCGAGATCATTCATTCTTGTTTTATATGAAGATGCACTCTTTTCACCATATTTAAAGTTGTTACTAGATAATTTCAAACTAGAGTTCAAAGACCTAAACTCACGCTTAATACCAGATAGTGTTTTACTAACTCCCATGTCACGCATGGATAGGTCAATCTGTAACCCTTTTATTCTTTCTGCCATTACTCCACCTCCTTACTTGTGAGATGTATTACATGAACGCATCTAGCATGCTGTCCGTTTTCTTGACGTTTTTCTTATTACTTTCGTCAACTAACTCCATGAAGAAAGCGAAAGGCATGTCTAAAACATCGTTAATATCTTTGCCCCCGTCTTTCATCATTTGTAGCATGAGTTTCTTCATGTTTTCTTTATGTTCTTTATAAGATAGAGATTTTAAATTATTCTCGCTAGTTCCTTTTTTCTTTCTTCGTCCATTTGTCCTTGTGCGATGAATTCGATTTGTCCTTGCAATTCTTCTACTGCATCTGGTGCGTGTAATCTGTCTAGTAAGTCGTCTTTTGTGAATTGGTTGTTGTAAATGTCTACGACCATATCTAGCATTTGGTCGATGTTTTCTTGTGCGGAAGTATTTTCATCTGATGCACCGTCCATTAAGTCTGCAGCATCATAGATTTTACGGAATGGAATTTGAGTTGGAGTAATGAATGTGTCGTATTTTGCGTTGCCCTCTGTGTCAGTTACTGCGTTACCTTTTTTGTCGATTTGAGTTAATTTAATGAAATTACGTTTAGCCATATTTAATTTCTCCTTTAATTTTGGTTTTTATTTGCAAATAAAAAGAGGGCGTTTAAGCCCTCGTGTTAGCTATTCTTCTATTTCTTTGATTAATACCTTGCCACGTTTGTTATCGCTTGTAGTAAGGTCTAATATGCGATCGTGTGATACTTTTTTGTTTGCTGGTTTAGGATAAGTGTCACCAGCGTTATATACTTTGTTCTTATCCTCTAAATCGATGAATTTGTGTAAAACTTCATATTTTTTCTTAGCCATAATCAAACCTCCTGTAAGTTATGCGCCTAATTCTGATTCTGCTGTGCCATCACTTGGATTACTGCTTTCTGCAGATTCACCAAAGATAGCTTCCCAAATAGCATCCTTCATAACAGATGTACCTTTAGAATCATGTCCCATTAACATAGCTTTTTCTTCTTCAAAGCCTTTAACTGGTGCTTGCATGAATTCTGCAGTAGTAGAATCTGAACTGAATTCAACACCATCTTCTTTCGTATTGCCTTCAACTTCAGGGAATGTGAATAACCCTTTAGGTAATCCTACATATTCACGAGAACCATCTTCCATAGTTTTAGCGAACATAACAGCTACGTATGGAGGTGTATCGTTACCAACTGATACAATGCCGCTTTCTGATTTTTCTAAGCCAAATAAAGCCACTCTGTCCTCTAAAGGTAGTTTGTGGAAACCAGCTTCTACTTCGATAGTACCGTTAGCAACAGCCATTTCTGCTACTTGGTTATCACCGTAAGCTTTTTCAATATCTTGGTCTTTTGATACTGAAATTTCTTGTAAATATTTAATACGTTCTGGATCTGTAACTTGTTGTACATCTTCACCATGTACTTTGTAATAAAACTCTGTTAAACCTGTAAATGAACGGTAGTTTTTCTCTGCCATATTAAAACACTCCTATAAATTAAAATATTGTTTACCTTCAAACCGTTTAGCTTGTCGGTAGATATTGAACTCCTTGATATATTCGGGTTTCATGGAAGATGCTTCGCCAAATCCCAATACTTCCCACATCATTCTTTGCAATAAAAAAACGAGCCTATCTGATAGGACTCGTCCGTTTACACCTTGCTTTTGCTTTACAAATACATCTATTTGATAAAAGTATTCGTAAGTTAAATTGTCGTCATCAGCGAAATCAGAAGGTTTAGGTGTGTCCAATGGATCTATGACAATCACTACATCTTTGATTTCTTGTGCGTTGGGATAATCGAAGAACTTTATATTGTTCTTAGGAACATGTTCCATAATTTCTTTGTTATCTATAATCGCTTGGTATATCTTAATTGTGATGTCGTCCAATAAGTTACACCCTCCTTCTCATTTCTTCTTTAACTGTTCTAAAATACGTTTCTCTGCCTTCACGCATAGCGTTTTCGATAACACCTTTACCAGCTGTATTAACCCACTTACCAGCGCGGTCAAAGTGACCATATTCATTTAAGTGGATAATCCTATAACGTTGTTTAGGTCCACGCCAATGGATTTTCACTGTGCGTACGCCGTTTATCGTCATAGGTTTTGATACTGTCGTTTCTTCGACAGATTCTCCAGTATCCTTAAATGACTTCATGTTGTTTTTGATTATTTGAGCAACCTTCTGTCCACCTTTAGTTAGTGCAAAGTCTGTTATGCGCTTAGTAGCAGATCTACCGTATTTCTTTTCTAAATAAGCGATTATTTCTTTATCACCTTTTACTGTTACCGTCATTGTTCTTCACCTACAACTTTGACGTAGTTAGGTGACTTAGCTGGTGCCACATTTTTTACATTAAAAAACAACCCTGCATACATACCGTTCTGTATCTCGAATACTTGATTTACATTAGGTATAAATTGAGGTTGTGCATCTCTAATATTTAATGTGACTGACCTTTTGCTAAGTTCTAGGTTTCCTAACTGAACGTCTTTTTGTGTAGGCTCATACATTCCAGCAAAACAACTATATAATTCGTTCCGTTCGTTCATACCAGCTTCTGGTCCGTCATTAGTATTCTCATAAAACGTAACTCTGTAATCTAATTGGTTAAGATTCATCGGCTATCACCTCGATGTTATCTCTACGCCATTTAGCTAATTTAGCCCTTAATGTCTGTATGCCAGATAGGTATGATGGATTATCAAAAATTTGTTCGTTTGAAGTTTGAGAACGGTTATCTTGCATGTGAGAAATAGTAATTAACACCAATCTGTTGAAAGTAGGATTATCCTCAAAAAAAGGTTCATCGCTTTCATTTAAAGAAACAGCTGTTTTAACACTATCTATAGCATTTGGTAAAAAAACATGCATAATCTCATCGTTATCTACATCATAATCAACTCTAATTGCCCGTTTAATTGATTCAACGTCATCTAATCTAAACATTGAAGTCACCTACTTTTCTTATGCCCCTAAATCTCCACTAGGTTCTGTTGCTGCATCTTCAAATGTTACGAAGAAACCAGCGTTTTTGTCTGCTTGTTTAACGTCAAAACGGAAAGCACCCATCAAGTATTTACCGTAGATTTCGTTTTCAATCCATTGCACTGAAACATCAGTACGGTCTGCAAATAACACGCCGCGTTTTACATCACCGATGAACGCTAACGCGTCTCCGTTTTCGCCTAATAAGTCATCACGTACTACAGTTACGTTCATACCTAACACAGTATTACCAGCAGTGTTGATGATGCTGTCTTGTAATAAGTAACGTCCGTTACCGTCTTTCAATGTATCAAGTTTTTGGTAGAAACTTTGAGTACAGATGATTTGACGGTCATAACCAGGATCTAATTTAACGTTAATGATTGCTTTTAAGTCGTCCACATCAGAAATAGACGTCGGGTTGAACGCTTTTAATACATCACCGATTTTTTCGTTTAAAGTGTTGATTTTTTGTTCGTTGATGTTTTCGGACACAATAGCAGTTAAGTTAGCAACTGAATCGTCTAATGCTTCTTGTGAGATTGGAATAGATCCACGATATGTTTCAACTTCCCAATTTACTGTTTCGAATTCTGGACGAGCTAACTCTGGGTTTTTCTCTAATTCAGCCACAGTGTTGAATTTAGCGTTAGCACGTTTTAAGATTGGGTATTTACCACTTGCAGTTGATACTGATGTTTTTTGTACCAACTCTGATAAATCTTGTACTGTTTTAACTTCTTTTTCAGGAATGTATTTAATATCCTCTGGGATAGTTACGCCAACATCGTCTGATTTAACGTTGTCACGTTTAGCCCCTTTTGATTTCATGTATTGTTCGAAACCTAAGATTTCCTCGTTAGTTTCTTGATTTTGATTTAATTTCGCCATAGATCGTTTCGCTCCTTCTTTTTTCTTTTTGTCTTTTTCTTCTTCCAGTTCTTCTTCTGTAGGTTCTTCTACTTTCTCGATAGCTGGTGGTTCTGGTTTTTCTTCTGAAGATGGTTTGTCGTCGTTTGATGGTTTATCTTCTGACTTTTCTTCGCCTTTAGCATCATCAACAGAGGTATCTTCTTTTTCTTCTGCTGCTTTGTTGTCGGTTTCTTCTGCACCTTCATCTTTTTGTGGTACTTCTTCTTGCTTAGGTGCTGATGATTCAATTTCTTGTGATAATTGTTCGAGTTCTTCATACTCTTTTTTCTGCGCATCGATATCAGCTTTTAAATTACGAGCTGTTTCAAGGTCGCCCTTGTCAATTGCTTCTTGCGCTTTAGTAACCAAACTCGATAACTCTTTTTTACGGTCATCTAAATTAGCCATTTATAATCCTCCTTCTTAAATTTGGGTATAAAAAATAGCCTTACGTATTAAAACGAAGGCCTTCCAGTTCAATTGCTATTTTTAATTTTTCTAGTTCTCTAACTTCGGTGAGATCTTGCGAACGTTGAGCAACTAACACGCCAGTGTCTTTGTATGCTGGTGTAGTAACCACACTTACATCGAGTAACTTATCGAATTGTTCTACGTTCCTAACATATTCTCCTTGTTCAACTGTCCAAAAATACCCTGTATCTTTACCGTTGTTATCTTTTGGAAACCATGCATGGAAACTACATTCATTAACATTACCAACGTCTATGTTTTCGTATATATCTTTAGCATACGAAGTATTAGGCAACTTACACTTGAACTTCAAACCTTTACTATCAAGCGTCAGTTCTAATGTTTCTGCTTTTGTTCTACCTATAACATATCTGTCTTCATGGTTTATTAAGCATTTAACGTCACTAATATCTACATCATCTAGTGCATGTGGTAACACCCGTTCTTTAAATCCACCTACATCGTTACTCAAAGAATTGAATATTAAAGCGTATCCTTCAATAACCATGTCTTGTGTAGTGTCAACGTTACTGTTAGTCATAATCATCACCCCCTTTAGGGGTGTTCTTTTCAACTTCTTTGTCTATCTTAGATTCTTGATAGTTCTGCAAAGTAGAAAGTGGCGCTCTGTTAAGGTCCACAAGTGGCTCGTCACCATGATCAATAGGTTGATAACCAAATACACTTCTTGCTTCGTCTGTCGATATAATACCTTTACCGTGCAATTCTGTGATACGTTGCAATTGTAGTTCTGGGTCTATGTCTATCAGACGTGATGAATCGAATTCTAATTCATAACCAGAATCGATAAACTTAAATATCTTGGTTTCTAATTCTGAAATCATCATCTTAAATATTGGGTCTAATGTACTTTGCAAATACTCAAGGTTTGCTTGTGTGATAGATGTATTTACTGTTTCAATACCTAATTTAGATACTGGTAGACCGAACGCTTTAGCAACTTGTGAAGTACTAAACTTATAACTGTTTAAGAAGTTCAAAACTTCGACAGGTATTTGTAAACGTTTAAAGTCCATCGTGTCATCAATAGCAACTAAACCGCCATTATTTTTCAACTGACTTTCTGAAAAATTTTGTTTCAAATCTCTCAATTGCTCTGCATTAATTTGACCTTTTTTGTATTGCAACACAGATGTTGAAGTACCACCATTATCAAAGAAGTTACGCAAGAAACTCTTGGAGCCTTGTGATATACCAATCTCATGTGCTAATGCATACAAAGGACTGAAGCCAACATATCCATCTAGTGTGATATATCTAAAATGCAATATATCTTCACTGGTTATCTTAGCTGCATTACCTTCCACATCTTCACTAACGTTATAAACAATTTCGCCATCTTTTTCCTCTATTCCTACTAAATCGTTATGTAAGAAGTGGAAACCAACTGGGAAATCGTTTTTATCTCTTATGATTTCAACGAAAGATTGTCCGTTAAGTAACATATTCGCAATGATTATGAATTTGAAATGCCAACCTGGTAAATCAGAATGTGGATTATTGTTGAATAGATCCAATATTTGATTCATAACCGTATTTGTTTCGTGACCTTTAACTTTTAACTTAGTACTAGCAATGTCTGCGGATATAATTCGTGTCGCAGTGAACACATCACTATTCTTCAAAGCATTGATACCAATATAACTTGCGTGTGTACCGTGTTCTTGCCAATACAACAATCGTTCTAAATCTCTATTCATCTTTTCTTGTTTACTTGTAAATCCTAAATCAAGTAATGGCATCTTTAACTGTCACCCCCTTTCTGACTTATCGAGGTATTGTCATACGCTTGATTTAAAACACCTGAGAGGCCTATGAGCAGCAATCCACCAATAATATAAGCTAATGGCTCCCAAAGTATAAACAAGCCGTAGAATAGCCCTATTAAGCCCACAACGAATAGTAATATCACCAAAAGTGCATATAAGGTTTTCTTCATCGTCACACCTCCTATAAGAACATTGGCATAAATGTTTCTGTGTCCCATTCATGTTCGCTAGCTATCACATATGCGAAAATAGTACTCATTAATGGATCAATTTTATGTCTGTTCATTTTCTTTTCAATCATTATTGAATCGTTCACATTCTTAGCAACAGCGTTTTTTACCGCTGTATCTAACAACGGATTTTTATGATGCTTAATATCTCCATTAATTACGTTCAGTCTAAAATCTAAGTTAGGATTAGAAAGTGTTTGTGGCCCTTGTCTTATTTCATACAAGTCGTAATACCATTCTCTACGCTCAATCTCTGCTAACACACCGTGTATTGAATACGGGTCATAGCATATAGCTTGAACATCTAAGTTGTGTCTGTTCACATATGTTTCAATGTAATCTAATACTTGGTTAGTGTTGATAATCCCACTAGACAAGTCTGTGATGGTGCAGAAGCCATCTTCGGACAATTGACGATAGTCAATAAGGTCACGTTCTATCTTGCCTTGTAAGCCACCCTTTGTGCCTACAAATGAATGTGACGTTATATAGTATTGTTTGTTGGTTTCGTCTAGGTGTATGAACGAAATCGCCGTTAAATCATCTGCACGAGATAAGTCCAAACCGATATAAACTTTAGAATAGTTAATGTCAAAATCAGTTTCGTTCTTTTTCCAGTCGTTAAAGTCGAGATACGATTCTTCGGAAGCTTGCATCCAGTAATTAAAGTTTTTAACTAATACTCTGAACATGGAGTTCTTTTTCGTAGCCTCTGCTACACGCTTTTCAAGGAAATCGTCGATTTGTTCCTTTAATTCATCCGTTTCATTAATCAGTGGATTAGATTTAGCCCATGTTGTACTGTCTTGCCATTCATCTTCGCTATCTTGTTCGTAGATCACTGCAAAATATTCATCGTCAGTGTATACTTCAGACAATATATCTTTTGCGTATGGCCATTCATCTGTATACATAGGTGCGTTCAAGTCAAAACCTGCAGTAGAGATAATAAAAATCAACGATTGCAGTAAGTTACCTTGACCAGATTGGATAAGCTCTAACATTTCATTTGTTTTAGCTGCATGATATTCGTCTATGACTGCCAAGAATGGTTCGAAACCATCAACTGCACCCGTATCACGAGATAAAGGTCGAATGTATGACCCATCTTTAGTATGTGTGAGTAATTCACGCACTTTTTTTACATCTTTCTTTAATTCAGGTACTTTAGATACGAAATACATCAATTGTTTGGCCACCATATTGAATACAATACTTGCTTGAGATTTATCATTGGCAGCCGTAAACATCTGTCTACCTTCTTTAGGCTCTCTATCGAACAAGAACGCATATAATACAAGGCCTGAAACCAATATGGACTTGCCTTGCTTACGTGCCATCGATATGAATGCTTTCTTAAATCTCAACATGTCCGTGTCTTTCGTAAACCAACCACGTACACTAGCAATAATGAATTTTTGGAACAATCCAAGCTTATTAATGTTACCTTTAGGGTCGGGTAACGCCTCAACGAATTTAACGACTTTTTTAGCGCGTTTAGGTTTATAGGTATAATTCCATTCATCATTTTCTATTGACCTGTGTATGTCTTTTAAGTGGCGTATACAAGCAAGTCTAGTATCTTTACATGTAATGTAAGTGCCAGACAGAACCATAACGCAATATTTATAGGCATCGTCTTTAAATTCATTCGGTATATTCAACAATTCTTCATATGCTTTAGGTATCTTTACGTTAGTCATCATCATCAACACCAAATTCATCGTACACAGATTGCTTAACTTCGCTTTCAGTCGGTACAACCAATCGCATACGTGAATCAATAGTCATTCCTAGTTGACCACAGATGGATCTTAACTCTTTCAACGATTCCATATACGCCATGAAGGCACCTGTTTTACGATTGGTTTCAGGATCTACCATACCTTCAATGCCTTCTTTCGAAGTAATTGAGCGATATAAAGTATCATTTTGGTCTAATACTTCGCAATACTTTTTAATAAGAGAGTAATCTAAATCTGCAATCGGTAATTGTTCGAGTAATGGAACGATTCTTAGCCACTCTTTAGCGGCATTTTCGGTTAATCCTTCTGGTATAGAATTGACATTAATCTTCTCAAACTTTTGTAAGCCGTTTTCTTTATACTCAGCTTGCTCTAACACTTCTTTATTGTGATTTCCTGTTTTAGCAGCATTTAATTTTGGCTTTCTTCCTGCCATATCAGCACCTCCTTGCTTATTTTGGCGTGAAACATTGCGTGAAACATTTTCATTTCTAGAATTTGGTCACAAAAAGGGTCGGCTCGTTGTTCGCTCGTCTCAGAAGCGACGGGGGTTTTCTTCGCCCCGCAAAAAATATTTTCAAAAATAAAAATAAAAATAAATTTCAAAAAATTATTTGCTGTGAATTTTATTGTGGCAGCTAAAACACACCGCCTCTAAATTTTCCATATCCAGTCTTTTCGACCAATCCCGTTTCAATTCAATCTTGTGATGGACAATTAAATCTTTGTCATTCACAACGCCATCAGCTAAACAGTGTTGACATAAGTAGTTATCACGTATTAACACTTGTACACGCAACTTACGCCACTGTGTACTGTTGTAGAACGCTGTATACTCCTCATTACGTCTATTCTGCCTAACCTCTTGGTTATACCTTTTGGTATTGGCTTTCCTATAGTCTTGCAACTCGGTTTGAGTATAGTTCTTGTTACCAAGTCGAACCTTTGGTTGAACAAACAAATGAATCAACTTCTTTCATTTGAATTTTATTTATTTAATTTCGTTTTATTAATTTTGTTTTATTAAATTGAAATTCATTTTGTTATTTAGAAATAATAAAAGACAAAACGAAATAAGAAATAATAATCTCAAATCATTTTGTCTTTAACTTTAGAAATTGTTTCATCAATCAAATGCAAATTAATCTAATAAAGTTTATGATCAACAAAACAATTCTTTTAATATTCAATTGTAAAGAAACAACAAACAAACTTTATATTCTAATTATGATTTAATGTTTCAATTAATCTTTTGAACTAATGAAACCTTTTAATATATATAAATGAACGTTCATTGTTCTATCTGTCATACACTCAATGTCTAAGTGATGACCTCAAAGTATGTGACCTTAATTAGTATGACCTTTAATCCCCACCTTAATAAGCAGTGTCCTTTAATATGTGTGTCCTTATTGTGTGGGTCATTAAGATTAGGTGCATACAAAAAGACACGCTACAAAAGTAACGTGCCTCATATAATATAGTATTAAGTTTACATACCTACTGAATAATAACTTCACCTCTAAAGCTACCATCCAGATTTCCTATAGTACCAATATACCTTATTGACAAGGCGCACATCTACAAAACGAAAAGTGCGGTTTAAAAGTTTATCCACCCGATACGTTTGGCCGTTTCCTGCATTACCTTATTGCGTATTCTGATAACTGCATACCGGCTAATTATCTTATCGTCACTGCGTTGTTTAGTTAGCTCGTGCGCAATATCCTCCCACTCGTATACCAGTTCATCTTTATCCCAGTATCTATAATCAATGACTGCTTTCTGTTCTGGTGTAGCGTTACGGTATACATCATCAATTGCCGTGATAGATTCACTCAAGTTCCTATATGTCTTGTCTTTATGTAGTTTGATAATCTCGTTCTCTACTGGACTACTAACGATGTTTGATTTGCCCCCACCTATATTCGTATCTTGTGGTTGGTATAATACTTCATATCTTCTGTATGCTAACTGCCCTTTCATTTCATCATACTTTATCCAAAGCTGCTCTAGCTTAGGCAAATCTTCCTTACCTAAATTCATATGATACCTCCAGTTAGTTAATCATTTTAATTATCTTATCTAACATTTTTGCTTTATCTTCCCTACTCATTTCGTCCACAATAGATACTAATAATTGTTTAGCTAAATTAATTCTGTGTTCAGTCTGTTCAATATTTATATCTAATTTATCCAGACCCTCTTCTAATTTCTTTTTACTTTTATTTGTCATAGGTAGTTCTTTTGCTAATACTTTGTATAAATGCGAATACGATACATCTACTTTTTTTGCAACATCCCTTAGGCTCATAGCGTTACTTTCCATCTTTTCTTTATATAAATTAATGATTTCATCTCTAGTCATATATGCTACCTCCAGGTTATTTATATAAGATACGCACATTAACTATCTTAGTTGTATCTATAATCAATCTTTCATTCTCCAATGTATCCACTTCAAATACTTTATAGTTATTTGTGTTCATATGATGGTCAATCGATTGTGCGAAGTTATCTAAATCTTCTATATAGTATTCGTCATACACTTCATAAAAATAAAGATAATCTACCCTTACACTTTCTACTTTGTTGCATGATTTATAATCCATACACTACCTCCCAGTTAATCCTTAAATCTCTTCCACTCTTGCATAGCCTTTTCAATATCTTCATCACTTGCCATATACACGATTGTGTATTTCAACGCTGCTATTTGGTCATTCTTAATACTGTTTGATATGAGTAGGTATAGTGTTGTAAGTCCTAATAGTACTGATATAATTATCCACATTACTTATCCTCCTCATAATCATCTAATAGGTTTATTTCGTGTACGTATGCGAATTCTCTATCGTCTAGCTTTTCTCCTGTCACCGATAACATGCATTGTTCGTCAGTTTCTTTATAGAATCTATTAGGACTCATCCCTTCCTCAATATCCCACTTATAAAGTTCATGTATTTCTTTAATGATATAACCTTTACTATTTATTTCTTTTACTGCATCTTCGTAGTTGTAGTAAGCTTTGTTACTTATATGATGCCAATAATCACTGTATGCTTCTCCATTATCATAATGCGGTAAATATATAATCATATTAATACTCCTCCTCATAATCTTTCGGCTGATCTATATCATCGTTTGCCTGTAGTTTAATTAGTATTTCATTCGTAACGTATTTGCTTAGTTCGTAAAGTGCTATGATTAGTAATGTTTTGAGTATTCTCATTGGTCGTCCTCCTTAGTTAAATCAGTAACGTGACTATATCCACAATCTTCGCAATATTTGTTAATGATTACCGGTTTGTTTTCATCGTATACTCGTTCTTCACCTGTGTTATAACTAAAACATTTAGGGCATTGAAAAGTAGTTGTTCTTTTATAATCATCGTTATGTTGAATAAATTTAGGTTCTGTTTGGTTTATTCTTAGCATGCGCAACTCTGTTCTCAACTCTCTATTGAATTCCAAAAAATCTTTTCCCCAACTAGGATTACGATTCACTAAATCACCTATTCTAATCAGTTCTTTTTTAATCATTGCGCTTTTATCTTCATCGTTATTTAATTCGCTGTATAACCACCAGAAAGGGTTAGCCATATTCACTCACTGTCCTTTCTTTGCATAGCTTTACGCATATTTCTCATGCCTTTACTTAAACTACTAAACGCATTTTTTAATTGTATTGCTCTATATAATCTTTTTGCCTCTTCCTTACTCTCTGCGTCAACCACAGTAAAATTTTCATTCTCACGTGCTTTAGTTACATGAGTGAAAGGGTGACCGGTAGAGTCGGTAAGTGTTCTAATTAAATACTGTGTCATTATATTTCGCCTCTCTCTTCTATTGGCGTTATACAGTATCTAAATAACAACTCATACAATTCACTATCCACACCAAGACTTCTCATTGAATACATTTCATTGGTAAACACCCATGCTATAGGTTGTTTTTCATTAAGTTTAGATATTTGAATTTTGGTTTTACGTTTACTAACGTTTCTATGCGACCAGTTAACTTTATATCCCATTTCTTTAACGTTATAAATAAAATCCAATGTGGTCATTTCCTCAACACTTCCTTAACTTTTTCGAGAATATCTTTCTTACAAGTCTGATTCTTTAATGAACGTTCCATTGATTGTCTTTCCTTTTCTTCCTTTGATTTCGTCATACGCGTACTGTAAACACTCCTGTAACGTCATTCCATGTTGTTGTGCCAATATAATTAAAGTAACGACTGTATCGCCTATACCGTCTTTTAAATCTTCTAGTTTATTACGTGATAATGCTGCGCCAACTTCGCCTGCTTCTTCATAGAATTTCAATGCTTGTCTATCTGGGTTACCTTTGTCTAGGTTTTTATTTATTGACCACTGTTCTACTTGTTTTACTAATTGTTCTAATGTATTAGTCATTTATTTGTCCTCCAATAATCTCTTCTATTTCTTCACACATTAATCTTTCACCAAAGTCATATTCGTCAGTGTGTTTCTGTTCTTTTAATCTTTCGGTAGTGAAGTTTTTTACTTCATCTAAAATTTTTGCTTTGCGATAGACTTCTTTAAGCTCCTGTGACATTGCTTTATATTCTTCATATGTTTTGCTACCACTAGCATAATCAAGTAGTTTACCTTCATATTCATAAGCCATCCTACTCACTCTCACCTTCTAATTTTTCATCAAATATTTCTAGTGCTTCATCAAATCCATACTCTATTAAAAATTGTCTAATCTGTTCGGGTGTGAGTTTTCTATTTTCATCATTTATATAATCACTAAGTTTGATTCCCATCACTACTCACCCTCCTTAATCCCAATACCATCCAACTTCGCTCTAAAATACTTATACGTGCTGCTCGATGGTTTGTTACCAATGTGTTGGGAGAACTCGGATAGAAGCGATTTATATGTTTTAGCTTCATCGTGTGAATTACGCCATCTATAACCTAATCTATCTGCATCCATATTCTTTTTCTTTAGCTCCCGTTCCAACCTACTAACCTTTGCTTTATACCAAGATAGATCGTCGATAAGGCTGTTTCGTTCTGTTTTGAGCTGGTCGCGTTGTTCTTTAATTAATAAAGTAGCTCTCATGATTTTATTTTCGTCATCTAATTCTTTTTTAGCATCATCTACTTTTGCTTTAGCATCTACTAAATCATTATTTAATTTTTCATACTTCTTTTTACTAATAATCACTCGCCATCACTCCTTTAATTGTACATAAGAGATAAACTCTCACCCGTCTGAATGTAGTACGCATGTTGTAAAAAATAAGGTTTGTAGTCGTTATCGCCTAATAAAGTGCTTTTAGCATTGTTTAATTCAAACACGATAAAATCTTTTACATCGTTTTCATCATTTAGAAATGTCTCGCCTTTCAACACCTCATCAATTCTTTTTAAAGAGCCATCATAAAAGTATTTTCTAGCTTTTTTAATGCTACTTTCAGTTATCCTAACGTCATTGAAAAAGTGTTTCGGTATCACTCGCCATCACTCCTTTATTGATTAGGTAATCCATAACTCATGCACTCATTAAACAGTTCATCTTGTGCTATCCCTTTTTTGAGTTCGTGTATTTTATTACTCACTTCTTCATTACTCATCATCTTTATTTCAGTTTTTGATAACATACCTTCTTCAGATATATCGCTGTCATAATACTGTGCTTGTAATGATTGAACATACTTTACTTGTTTATCTGTAGCCATTTTAATCACTCCTCGTAATTTCGTGTGTTCCATATCTTAACTAACTTATCTACGCTATCTGTTTTAACGTGTAACCATGTAGAAGGTTGTAATTTACATTTAGTGTTAGTACATTCAACTAAAGCTTTGTCGAAACTATAACTTAAATCTGCACGACCTCCACAAAAGGGGCAGGGTTTTAATAATTCCACTCGCCATCACTCCTTTAGTAAATGTAGGTGTTCGTATATATTTCCTAGAACTTCAAAGCTTTCATCGTGTAAATCTATATAACTAAACGGAATATAGTCATCGCTATTTTCTAAATACCACTCGGGAATTGGACTGTTAAATATGCACCCATACTTAACAATGCCAATCATTTCTCTTTCACCTTCTTCGTAACCTTCAATCCCACCAACATTAATAAACTCATGAACATTCACAATATCTCCCTCAAATATCTCCACACCGTTCTTATCTTTAAGCCCTGTGGATTGGAGGAGTTCAACGTCACTTAAGAAAATAAAATTGCCATCACTTTCATCATCAATCAACTCTTTAGTCCAAATACCTTGCACATCAAAACTAATACCATGAACTTCTAACATTTCTCTATTTTCTTCATCCCATGCTCTAAACTTAATCATCTACTCCATCAATCTCCCATCACGCCATATTAAAGTCATTGTTAAGTCGTCATTTAAGATGTAAAAGGCTCGTGTAAATTCGTCCTTACAATCATTGATTGATAAACCTCTACTGAAAAAGAAGTCCTCTCCTGCTCCATCATTTCCTAGTTCAACTAACCCATCTAATTTCGTTTCTTCCGTAATTTCTTCCTCGACTTCGACCGTGAAAAGTAGCGTCGGTGTTAACGGTTCCTCAAAATACAAATCCCCACCAATATCGAAACCTAATTTATAAGTCACTCCATCAAAGTTTGGATTCGATTGGAATACTCTGTGTTTTACATCGTTATTCCACGCCCACTCAATCAACTGTGGTAAGTTTAGTTGCTTCTTAGTTTTTATTTTCATTCCTTAACCCCTCCATTACTTTCATGTTATGTGCTTTATCCTCTGGCAACACTGCCATGACAATGCTACGTGGATTAATCGAGTATAAGAACCCTTTAACTCCCCAATCTCTTAGTAGTTTTGCCATTTCGACAGTATTTATGCCTTTCGTATCAATTTTGTATTTAACTTTGATAGTTTCTGATAGGATCATGACTGTAACTCTGCTATCTCAATATCGGCAAGCAACCATTCAGGTATTTTCTCTGTCTGTTTAATCGGTTTGTATTTCTCGTCCACAAACTTTATATTCAATTCTGTTTCCGCATCTTCGTTATAAGGTAGTAGGTTTAAACTTGAGAAACCCATAAAATCATTCGCATCATTTTGTATGAAGAATGCTCCTGTTGACTCTCTGGTCAGTACATCACACTGGACAACATTTCCGTTCATACCTCTAATCAACATATTGAATAATAAAAACGGTATTGCTCTATCTGACAATTCTTCTGCAGTATAGTAATAATCTCTAGGCTCATAATCAAATGGACTGTGCTTCATTCTGTCTTGATTCCAACGCTCGATTAATATTCCGCCTGTACCTGCTGCCGGTTCGTAATAAGTATTACCTTCACTACCAACAATCTCACCTAACAACTTACTTATTGATTGTGGTGTAAAATCTTGTTTGTGCTTTTTTCTATCAGCATGTTCATCTTGAAAGTAATCATGGAACCAGTCATAAGTTACATCTTTATCAAATGCCTCTAAAAAATTCATAAAAACTTTGTTACGATCTTCGATACCGCTATACAATATATCCATTATTCTTTGAGGTGCTTGATAACTTTCTTTGATACCTAAAAGATTATTAATTTTCGTTAGTATGTCTGTCATTCTAATGTGCCACCTCAGATGCTATTTCAGATATCAATACTTTTTCTGCAACCATGACATTTCCTTCATCTAAGTTACGTTTTTTTAAACTACGCTTATAAGAATCTGTAGCTAAATGTGCTATACTTCGTTCAGTAATACCTAACTTCTCTGCACACTCAGATTTAGTGCCACCACATACTACTTCATCACCTTTATAAACTACATATTCAAATTGAGGTTTCATTGGCATCATATCCACTTCCTATCGCTATATCATAAGTATCATCAATGACTTTCGTGAACTCTCCCATTTCAATGACTGCTTGAGGCTCGCCATCGTTGTATATCAATTATTTAACTATGCCGTATTCCGATAACTGACCACCTGGTTTGATAAACCAAACTGTGTAACCTATATCTAATTGATCTATACGCATCTATTCAGCCACCTTTGCACATGTAAATGAATAACTTTCCCACAGATACTTCGCATACTTACTTTCAGTGTGTCGTTGAGGTACGTTAATTAAATGTGGTTTTAATTTCTTCATACGTTCCAATTGCAATGCTTCTTTACGTTGTTGTCGTCTGATTTCTTCGCCTAACATTTTACTAATCGCCCTCATTTCTGTTTTGCGTTCTTCTTCACTCTGCTTTTCAATTTCCTTTTGTACTTTTTGTTCTTTAATTTGTTTCGCTAATTCTGCATCGATACTCTCAAAATATGTCATTATCTTCTTTTGAAGAATATATCCTAACTTTGCTTGTCCTCTAACGAATCGCATCAAGTAATACTCTTTAGCACCTATACGTTCTGCTAACGTTTGATAGGATATGTCTTGCTGCTCTTTAACAGCCTTCAATTCCTGTCTTATTCGTGTGTCAGTCGTCATACTTAAACCCTCCTAATAATCCTTAACTTGTACGTCTGATACTTGTCTGAATTTAATATCTTCAAATCCTAATTGTTCTGGATTGTTTACATACTTTTTATATAACTTATCTGCTTCACTGTTACTTATTTCTTCCAAATCGTAATTGTCTGTCACAGGTACTGTTACTTCCTGTTCAACTTCCACTTTGATTTGTAGTGTGATTGTTTGTTCCATTGGAATCACTTCGCTTTCTTACGTTCTCGTCTAGCCTTAATTAAATCTTCATACGTTATCCAATCCTTGCCAGTGTACTTAGGCGCTTTACATATCCACGTTAGCGTCACATCTTGATACAAGTATCTGAATAGCTTAGCTTTCAATTTAGCTGTGTCTGTAGCCATTCCTTTTACATCTATGACTTCGACCAACTTATTCTCATTCCATAGTGCAAAGTCTGCGATGTATTCAGCTTTTCGCTGCTTACCTATTTTAGGTATTAGTTCGTATCTTGGTTGCACTTCTATTTCATCGAATCCATCTATATGCAATCGATTTTCTAAATGTTTGTAATACTCACATTCGACTGTGCTATCAAACACAATCCCTTTATATTCAACTTTCTTAGCGTTGTACTTACTCATTCCGTCACTCCTACAGATCAAATATATTTAACTGACTGCCTAATTCTTGTTCGTAATATAAATTGTGTACTGATTTGAAATGTAGTAATTCATCATCAGTCATATTCTTGTCTGCACCAGAGAAGTAAACACCAGTTAAGTTACCAACATTATTCACATTAGGTGACAAAGGTATGACAGATACTACTTTTTCATCGTTATCTCGGTATAAGTAATATTTATTCTTGCTACCTTCAATTAATCCCATTTATATTCACACCTTTATATTCATTAAATATCATTTCCTTATTTTCGTCATAATCATCAAAGGGCGTCAGACGCTCATTTCCGAGCAATCTCTTAATTGCATAACCTACTTCAAGTAAGCATAATTGAACGTCTGTATCGTCCTTATATGTCGTCCTGTATAGATATCCAAGTAATTGTTGAAATTGTCCTATAGTCATGTGAAAAACCTCTGCGTTTTCTTATAAAATTCGAACTCAATCACACCAGTTTCACCATCTTTATTTTTAGCGATATTACATTCAACAATTGACTTACCAGATTCATCATCTTCTTGTTCGTAGTAATCATCTCTGTACAGCATCATTGCCATACTTGCGTCGGCTTCAATACCACCGGATTCTTTCATATCAGATAACATTGGACGTTTATCATTTCGAGATTCAACACCACGATTTAATTGTGAAAGTACGACTATAATTGCGCCTGTTTCGTTCGCTATGATTTTCAAGTCACGTGATATCTTTTCAACTGCAACTCGTCTATCAACATTCGTATCTGTTTCCATAAGCTGTAAGTAATCAATGAATATAACTTGTGGCTTATCGCTATGTTTCATTGCTTGAGATCTAATGTCTTGAGGTGTTGTTGTACTATCGTCATTAATATTGATACCTAATTTAAGAATTTGGTCTATCGCATCTGTTAATTTCGTTAATTCATCTGGTGTTAAGTCTTGTACATTCTTAATGCGATTCAACTCAATGCCCGTGATAGTCGCTAACAGTCTTTGCAATACGTTTTTACCTGTTGTTTCGATACTAAAGAATGATGTTTGATGTCCTTGCTTAGCAATGTTCCATAACATATTCAAAGCAAAGCCGGTTTTCCCAACACTAGGTCGTGCTGCTATTACAATTAATTGACTCGGTTCAAATCCTCCAATCTTATAATCCATAAGTTGATACTTTGTTTTCACACGTTCTACTGGTTCGTCACTATACAAATCTTCAACTAACTGCTTAGCATAGCGTTGCGTACCATCTTCTTTTTTAATTGCGATACTCGTTAAATCTTTAAGTTGTTCCACCATTTCATTAAATGTTTCTGGTGTAGCAGATTGTTTGAAATCATCAGCAAGTTCATTCGCTTTAATGATTTGATAATTCTGCAATAAATCTTGTTGGTATCTTTCAAAGAATCCGTAACCAATAAAATCTGTTTTGTATAGTTGACCAATCACATCATTGTTTAAGAACTCTTTATCTTTAATACTTTTCAGATATATCTCATTCAAATCAACTTTGCCTTGATCTAGCACATATTCCATGAATCCTTTAAAGCGTTCATCTTGGAACATATAAGGCTTTACTCTTAGCTTCTCTAACAAATCAGGTTTCTGTAATAGACTGGCAATGACTGTACTTTCAATTTCATATTGTTCATTAATCAACGTCATCACCTCTATCAAATTCTGCTACCTTACGTCTGAATTGTTCTAACGCCTGTTTACGTTTTTTAACGTATTCTGGGTCATTATCCATCTTCCATCTATGCAACTTAGTTTCTTCATCTGGTTCATCGTCTTTAAATGTCTTAGGAAACTTTCGCATGATATTAGGTATTTTAGGTGGATAGACGTTGCCATCTTTTATATATTTCTTAGCCATCTTCATTGATGGTTCGTAATCGCCATCTTCACACAAGAAGTTAATCCACAAATTGAATTTGGTATCGTTCAATTCCATGTTGTATACATTGGCTAACATCTCAATGATTTCGAAAGCTTCTTTTTTAGTCATTGACATGGTTTATCCTCCCATTAATTCTTGACGTTTCCTTTCGAGGAAGTCATCCGTTTCTTTTTTAGGCTGCTTACGTTTTTTAGGCTCTACTTTAGCTTTAGCTTTTTCTACCGTATCGATACCTTCTTTATTCCAATTCTTTAATATAGATATTAGGTAAGGTATGCCTTTATTTTTCTCTTTACAGTAATTAACAGCTATCTTAGTTATTTCATAAGCATCATCTTTTATTAGCTTGATCTCATATTCTAGGTTTTCAATTTGTAATGGATTTCTTATCATTTCTAATTCTTTAGTTATATATTTAAATGTTTCGTCAACGTCTAGACTCTCTGTAGAAGTCTCTGTGTAGTCTATGGTATTGGTTTGCTCATTTTGAGCATCTCCATTTGCTCTTTTTGACTCATTCGTTTGCTCATTTTGAGCAACTCGTTTGCTCACACCTTCAAGAGTTAGATAATTGATTGAATACCACTTCGTTTTATCAAATCCAGCTTTGTTAAAATTACCTGTATAAAGTAAATCTTGCTTCTCTAAGCTTGATATTGTTCGCCTCACTGTGACGTTACTCCAAAAAGGGAATTGCTCTTCCCAACTTTTGTAACTGTTGTATATCCACTTCTTACCTTCATGTGAATGTTTACTTGTATTCAACCAGTAATGCATTTGTTGAAGTATGATTGCTTCATTTAATCCAATTTGTTCTGCCAATTTAGGCAGCACTTGTATTGGATAATCATCAATTAATAACTTACTCATTTAGTTTTCAGTCCTTTCAACATTCTATTTAGTTTCTCGTCTACATCCACCCAACTATCAGTTAAATGATATTTACTATTGAAGCTATCCATACCAATCGTGTGCTGCTCTCTATGATGGTTCGAACACAATGCAAGTACCTTATTACCAAGATGTTCTATCTTGCGTCTGTTACGTCCTCTACCTACCGCTTGATAATGTGCAAGTTCTGCATGTTTCCCACAAATAACACACTTCCTATTGATAGTAGCCATGTATAAGAATGTTCTATCATTCTTGATAAGGTCGCTCGTTTTAAATCTAAGTGGTATATCATTTTCAAATATCCATTCAATAATTACATCTATTAATTCGCCAGCTTGTTTACGTGTACAGTCGCTTAATGAAATGCGTTTATCATAGCCATTTAGAAACGTTACATAGTCTTGGAACATTTCCCTTAACCAGTCACGAGGTTGCCCTGTATGAGATTCTATGTCGTTTACAAGTGCGAACACTTTTCTACGTTGCTTATCGGTTATCTTGTACGGATCATTGACGATTACATCAACTTCTAAATCCACACCATTATCTAGTAATAACGTTTCTTTATTTCCTAGTTCTACACCTTCAATGACAACGGTAGTTGTACCGTCATCTTGAATGATGTAATTTTGTATCTTAGGCATTTAATCAGTCCATTCAGAACGGGAGATCATCAGTATTGATATCTGCATTACCATTAGCAAATGGATTATCCTTAGCAGGTGCTTGTTGTGGCTTAGCTTGTCCACTTTGTTGTTGAGATTGTCCGTTAGATTGACCTTTAGTATCTAAAAACTCAATACGGTTAGCTGTAATACGTACTACTGAACGGTTATTACCTTCTTTATCAGTGAATCTATCTTGTTTAAGTGTTCCGTCTACACCTATTTTTGACCCTTTTCCGCAATACGTATTTAGTAATTCTGCTGTCTTACCGAAAGCTACAATTTCAAAGAATGATGCGTCGTCTTTTTTATAAGGGTTTTCTACTGCCATTGAGAAGTTGATTACTTGTGTTTGTCCTGCTTGTTTAAGTTCTAAATCTTTCGTTATTCTTCCTGTGATTGCTACAATATTCATATTTATTCATTCTCCTTTAGTTTTTGAGCGTTGGCTCTGATTAGTTTAATGTGTCCTATTGCATCTGATTGACTTAATTTAGATATGTCGCCGATTTGGAATTTCTGTTTAACTTCATCTGGTGTGATTTCTGTACCTTTTACGGTTAATAAGTCTGTGAATCGTTGTATCTCATTCATTAACTCTTGTCGTAAATTTTCGGATTCATCTGGCGCATCTTCGCCGTGATAAATGTAAAGTCCAATACCATGTAAAGCGGCTGCTTTTACGAAGGCACGTTTATAAGTTTTGTTTATTTGGAACATGTCAGCTTGCTTGTAAGGTACTGCTTTATTGCGTAGATCAAGAACTGGTAATGTTTCGGTTTTAGTTAATCCTTTTAGTGTGATTGATACCGTTACGCTGTAACCTTCCGGACTTGCTAAGTAAGGTACGAAATATTGTTCGTTAGCTACTTCTGGATGCGGGTATTCATGTATCTTCATCTCGTAGTTAGGGTCAATCTTCATTAACTCTTGATGTGCATACGACCAAGCTAGGTAAGATAAACCTTGTTTCTTCTCTACATGATCGTTCACGTTCATTGAGTTAAGTTTTTGAAATAATGTTTGTTCAGTCATATTCAATCTCCTTATATTTCGTTTGTTCAGTCACAACTTTTTTAATAGCAGTGTGTTCAGTCATATTAATACTGGCATCTTCTAATCCGTTGAAATCTCTTGCTCTACTGCGATTGCGTGTGTAAATTGCATCTTCTGGTGCCATCGGCTTGTTAGTTAGATATAAGTCGAAAGGACCACCTTTAACTTTGATTAGATACGTCACTGTTTCTTTCATCTGTAACCAACCTTTCGCCTGCCATTACTTGCTTAATGTCGTTAAATATTTCTAATGCTTCAACAACTGTGTTGTGGTTAAAGATGTACATTGATGCGTAACCTTTTTCGTAATAGTCACTAAAGTGCGTGAAGCAAACACCTAGTTCTCCGTCGTCAAATTGTTTGAACATTACATGACCTTCTATATCCGAATGAGCTAATTTGATATTTAAATCTGTTACGATATTTAATAGTCTGTGTTTATACATTTGATTACCTCCTGTGTTTTGGGGTATACTGTTATTGAATATTTTATTAATCTTTCGACTGTTAGGCATTGGCGTGCTTATCAGTCTTTTTTTCTGCGTAATAGCTATTCCAAAATACATAACTACCGATGAAACTTATAACGCTAATTACTAAACTGTAATGAAAATCGAATGTGATAAGTGCGAACAACATTGTGAATAGTATTGCTGTTGTCCATGCTAAAATGTGTTTCATGTTATCCCTCCTTAATTAAATATTTCTGCAAAGTTTTCCTTTAAAAACTTCTGCATTGGCTCTCTATTAAAAGCCCATTTGCCACCATCTGGATAGTAAACAAAGTGTTTAAGTTGTTTAATGTACCTCGGATTCATCAAAATATTATCTCTTAACCATTTGTACTCGAACCCTGTTTCATCTATCAAATCTTGCATAGACCACCAAACTGGCTTTTCTTTTTCTTGTAATTCGTTATATTCTTCTCGAGTAATTAACACGTACTCTTCTGGAATTGTTACTGTAAGTTGTGTCATCTTAACCACTCCTTTCTGGTATAATTTATTTATCGCTACTGCGATAGTGGGTGGTGAAAACAATGTTTGAAAACTTGCAATATAATGCTAAAGATTTCGCAGCTGCGTATATTCAAACTCTTCCACACGCAAAGAAAATCGAAGAGTTTAATAATCGTGCAGATTATCATGATTACATGAAAAAGCGACGCGATTCATTTTTCTACCAATATCTTGAATCTCTTGAATTTGCTAATAGCTTTTCGAAATCCAATGAAGAAATCGAATCAAGTGATTCCTGATTTTTAGTTACATTTAGTTTTTCAATCTTCCAAACCTTCCAAGTCACAACTGCCATTGTGATGAGGAGGGTTAATTTGTATAGTTTATTCATTCCGTTTCCTCCTAGTGTTCGATTTGTGATGGTCTAACCTATATTTCTGTTATCAGTTGAAAATAATGTAATAACTTTTTCGTGGTTACGTTCAGCTATTTCTTTTTGTTTATCAGTAAGTTTTAAATAATTAAATGGTAAATCTACTAATTCGATTGAATTGATATAATTCATAGCTTCATCAAAATCAATGTGTCTGATAGTTGTATATGTTATTGCGTCGAAATATTCGTTGATTTTCTTATATATACCAGTTTGTAAATGGATGCGTTTTTTATGGAACAGTTCATCAGATACTTGGTTTTTGAAATAGTGATTTGCTAAAAAATACGCTCTTCTCATAACTTGAGATTTTATTTTTTTAGCTTCTCCATTTAGTAAAGTTTTAGTATTTTCTAAATCTTCTAAACGGTTGTTTGTTTGGGTATTGATTGATTTAGCTTCATCAACTAAATTTTCAAACTGAGCTTTCATCTCGATAATTTCATCGAAAGCTTTTGCGATAAATTCACCTTGTTTATTAGTTTGTTCAATCTGTTTTTTAAAAAGTTCTAACTCGTTATTTTTATCGTTATTGTTAAAATTAGACATCTATAACATCTCCTTGTTTAATTTGTTTTTGTAGCCTTTGTGCCATATCTGATAAGTCATTAATAATTTTTTCTATAGGTTTTCTTGCATAATCGTTATCAATAATGTCTTTTGAAAATGCTAGATAACAAAGTGGTGCTACTTCTCTTATGACTTTTTCACTACCTTTTACAAGGTCGTATATTTCTTTTTGTGCTTTTAATCTTTGCTGACCTTCATTTAGTTTTGTATTCATGCTGTTAATTGCTTTATTTAACTCATCGTATTTTTGTGACTTCTCATCTGTTTCAGAACGTTCATTTTTCAACTTTTCGATATCTGAATTAAGTTTCTTATTATGATTTGATACTTCATTAAGATAGTTATGAAGTTGCTTATTGCTTTCTTTTAATTCTTGATAATCCTCTGGTTCCATATACTTCTCAACAACTTCTGGCTCCCTATCCTCTGCATCTTCTAGTTGCTTACGTGCGATTGATTCAGAACGTTGTGCTTGTTCAAGTTGTGATTCGAGTTGGGATTTTTCTTCGTCGCGTTGTTTGAGTTGTTTCTTTAATTCTCGTAGTTCATTTCGTGTCATTTCATCTGGTGTTTTACTTTCACCACTCGATGTAATATGTTCTTTGTACCTTTCTTCATCAGGTAAAGTAGCTATTTCATATAAAGCAGTCACCCCCAAGTTACTCGCATGCGAGTAATTCAAATAATTAGTTTCTGAAATCTTCATCATCTTATTAGCGACTTTGTGATTTATATCTACTGTCTCAAGCCACTTACCAAATTCGCCATGTACTAGGTCATTCTCTTTCACATGTTTTAACCTTCTACCAATTTCAAATATCGATTGACCCGCGATGTTTTGATAAGTCTTGATTTCAGTTTCGATAGTTGTTAAGTCATCACTTAGTTGTAATTCATTCAAATTTCGTTCCCCCTTTTATTATTTCGGTTTTTCCGAAGTGTTGTCTAAAAAAATATTCTCCACTCGGATATCTAACGCATTAGCTATTTTCTTTATAGTTCGATAATTTGCGTTGTTTAAATTCTCAACGTCTTTTTCGAAGCTATAAATTGTTCTTTCTGTAACGCCAGACTTTCTTGCTAATTCAACTTTTGAATAACCACGAAGTCCACGCCACTGTTGTAAAGTTAACACTGTGTCGTCATTCATTACTAAACCTCCTCTCAATCAACTAAACCTATCTTACCACTTCAGTTTTTCCGAAGTCAAGACTTTTGATACATTTTTTCCGAAAAATAATTTCGGTTTTTCTGTTGTACATTTCCGAATTTCGTGTATACTATAGGTAGAAACTATTTAGGAGGTAGAAAAAATGTTTAGCCAAAACTTAAAATACTTGAGAAATAAACACGATATGGAACAAATTGATCTTGCACATAAACTTGGTAAGAAAAGCGCATCTAGTATTAGTGAATGGGAAAAGGGAAAATACACTCCTAAATTAAAAACCCTCTCAGAAATCGCAACAATATTTAATGTAAGTATTGATGATTTAATGGATGAAGATTTATCTATTATGAAAGAAGAAAATAAACAAACCAATTCTTTCGAAACTATTGCTGCACACTTAGAAGATGAATTAACAGAAGAAGAATGGCAAGAAGTCATTGAATACGCTGAATACATAAAATCAAAGCGTAAAAAATAAAGGGGATGCTTATTTGAGTAGATACGAAAATATTTTAATCGACAATGATAACTTGGATATAACGGAAACTTGTCATCTACCCACTAAATTAAGTGGTGTTACCTTTGATAATATGATATTCATACGCAGTGATATGGATCACACACACAAATTAGAAACACTAGCAGAAGAAATAGCCCACTTGCATGTTACTTACGGTGATATTCGTGACCAAAGTAAGTTAGTTAATAGAAAGTATGAGTTAAAAGCTAGACGTTACGCATATGAGCGTTTAATTACATTACAGGGTATTATTGATGCTTTTCATGCAGGCATATGTAATCTACATGAAATGGCAAGTTACTTTGAAGTATCTAAAAGTTATGTGCTAGATACAATTAAACATTACAAAATGAAATATGGATTAGATGTTTACTATAAGGGATATGTGATTAAGTTTGAGCCACTACAAGTGTTTGAACATCATAAATGGGATTAATCCAACGTACATTGAGTGTTTGGTTACACTCACATCTAAATGTAGGTTGTTTAATATAAATTAAATTTATTATTAAGGAGAATGTGAAATGAAAAAGGTAGTATTTTTATTATTAGCAAGTTTTCTGGTGTTAACAGCATGTGGGAATGAAGAAAGTAAGTTAGAGGACAAGAAAGAAACTAAAGAGTCTGATAAAGAAAGTAATAAAGATGATAAGAAAAAAGATGATGATAAAGAGAAAGAAAAATCAGATGATAAGTCTAATGAAGAAGTAGCGACACAAGATGAAACTACTGAACAACCTGTACAATCACAAGAGCAAGTGAACACTCAAGAACAACCTATTCAGTCGCAAGAACAAGAACCTGTTGCTGAAGAACAACCAGTTCAACAAGAACCTACTGACCAAGAAAAAATGGAAGCTAATGCTAAAGTAGCTAAAGAACACGGCTATACTGGTATACCAAATGGTGATGCTGGGTTACTAGAACCAGCAGACGAATATTATTCTAACGACCAACTAGACCCAGAAACTGGTCTACCTATGGATGATGCTGTACCACATAAAACAAATGAATAATTCTACGGGCATTTAACTATGCCCTATATATTTTTATCTTTTTTAGGAGGAATGACAATGACAGTCAAGAAGCAAGGAAATAAATGGCGCTACGATTTCGTTTTAAACGGTAAACGTTATAGAAAATCGGGCTTTACGAAGAAAATAGACGCAACTATAGCAATGAATGACGCTTTCGAAAAAGCTAATAAAGGGTTTGTTAAAGATGATAAAACACCGTTTGTTAAATACTTTATTTCATGGATAGAAATTCACAAAGAACCCTATCTAACACCTAAATCAGTGAAAACATACTATAATGCAAAGAATGTTTTTGAAGAACACTTTGGTAACTTAGCATTAAAAGATTTAACTAAAACGAAATATCAAGAATTAATTAACTCATATGCAAGTACACGAACTACAGAATCTGTTAGAAAATTAAATTACTGTTTACGTTCAGCAATACAAGATGCTTTACACGAAGGAATCATTTATAAAGACCCTACTTATAAAGTTAATATAAAAGGTGCAGTTAAAGAGCAACCAGAGGAAGATAAGTTTATGCAACTAGAATATTTTTATAAGTTAAAAGAATATGCACAAAGTCAAAACCAGCTATCCTACCTTTTTATATATTTAGCTATTGTAACTGGTGCTAGATTTAGCGAAATTCAGAAAATGAGATACAAAGATTTCGATATAGAAAATGAAACTGTTCATATTAGAGGTACTAAAAATGTTACGTCAGACCGTGTTATTAAAATATCACGTGAAGATATTAAACATGTTAGACAAGTATTAAATGACTTCCCTATTAATTTAGATGGAGATATATTTAGAACAGGCGCATCGCTAATTACACATAATGCAGTTTCTAAAGTGTTACAACGTTTCTGTTTAAATAATAGGATAGGTAATTATACATTGCACTCCATACGTCATACACACTGTTCAATGTTAATTCACGAAGGTATATCAATATATTATATTTCAAAAAGATTAGGACATGCAGATATAACCACTACCCTATCGACATATAGCCATTTATTAGAAGAAAGTCAAAAGCAAGAAGAAAGTAAAACGCTAGAAGCCTTGCGTAGCATGTGGTAA